ACACCTCTTTGGGCGTACTTCATTAAAAGTAATAATGCCGTAGGTAATCAATCATGAACGATTTAACTACATATTATTTTCATCAATTCTTAGGCAGAGAAATAGTCAGAACGCTTGGAAAAGATTTAGCCAAACAAGAAATGTTAGACATTATTGCTAATTGCCAAGATTTAGCTTTTCAATTTTCTAAGCAGGCAAAGTCATGAACTGCGAACTTTGTAACAAGCACGAGAACGAAAGAAACATACAAGAACAAGCAGGGTATTACCTTTGCTTGTCTTGTGATTGTAAGCACTCAGATAACGAACTATTGGCAATTATGGAGAACCAATCATGAAATATACTTTTAAAGAAAAGAGAAAGTTTAAACATATCAGAAGGAACATTTTTGATATACCTACTGGGGAGTTAGATACTCCCCTAACCAACGGGCATGAAGTCCTAGAATTTCTTATGCAGGTAGCCAATAAACAACGCTACCAATTCAAAGCGAGGGGTAGAGGTAGCCGTAAGGTGTATGGTGATGTCAGAGATTTACCAGTAGAACACGCAGAAAAGATAGCACTCTATCATCAAACTAGAGATCATATTTCACAAAAAGAACACCAAGAGCAAAAACGATCTAGGTCAGCTAGAGAGATTAATTCTCTTTTAGAAAAGATTAAATATGCTATTGAAGATCATAACGAATACTTTGACAACGACTTAGAAATTAATTTGGAGGTCAGCGAAGATGAGTAGCCACGTACACATATTATTTGAAGTTACGAGCCTTTTAATGACAGCCGTAGTTTTATATATACTACTAATTAACCACAACAACAGGAGATAACATGACTCAATATACCGATATAGTTAAACAACAAGAACAAAAACTAACAGAAGAAAACCTAGATAACAAAATACTCAGCTTAGACATAAGACCTGGCAGAATTCAAACTTGGTATCAGTCTGGCAGAGTAGTTACCGAATACCCAAGGGACAAACGCAAGAAAACCACTACCGATTACAGAGGCCTCAAATGATTGAGACACTCGGATTTATATTTGGGATAGGCTTCCTTATCTGGCTAACTGCTGTTGTAATTATTTACTTAATCGTTACTTTGTTCTTTGAGAACTTATGAAAAGATACCGTTATGTAATTGTCAAACAAGACAAACCTAGTGCTTTGCTTCCTTATGGCGTAGAAGTTTACCTAAACAAAGACAAAGAGCCGATAAAATCTTATTGGTTCAAGACACCCCAAGACAGAATAGAGGGCTTGAAGATTGTTGCTAATTCTAAATAATCTCGATACAATCCAAAAGTGGTACTTATTTGATTGGATTCAATATCTTCTCTACTCTCCTAAAAGTATGTATCTTATGAGTACCACTTCATGATTTACCTAACCATCTTAATTTATATTCTTGCTTATATCTTAGGCAGACCTAAACCCTAATTAATCCCAACTTTCTTCTTCCTCTAAGTCCGTAGCTTCATCTATCCTTTCTTGCTTTAGATCTTCCTGTTCTAACGCTTCCAAACTATCAGCTTCATCATTTACCAGCGTCTTTGGATCCAGAAGACCGTCAGTTGTATTACCTAAAGCTATATTCCCCATCAGCTGCTCCAGGCGTTTCTCAACTTCCTCCCGACTCATTTGATCCACCTTACCAAACATAACTTCTTTTCTATCGACAACAAGGCCCCCGACTTTCAACAAACTATTTTGTGCCGATATGGCAGCATTAAAAGATCCCGCTTCTAAGGCCTTATCTCTAATATCGTAGAGATCTTGAACCGCTCTATCATAATTCAACTCATACTTCTTCTTCGACTCATTCATCAGATAGTTATATTCTTTGCGAATAGTAGGATGATTCATGAGCTTATTGGCAGATTGCCTGGCATCCTTATACCCAGCCTTATGAGCGCACTCTACAAGAGAGAGCCGAGGATTGTTGACAGCTTGCCAAATAAAGTTTCTTTGTCTTCGATTAAGAGAATGATCTAGGTTAGCGTATTCAATGGGGACTTCTTCTTCTGGGGAAAGGATGGGTTCATATTCAAGTTTATTTTTTCTATATCCCATATTTTTGTTTAAGCAGTTTAGGTTAGAGTAAATAAATAATACTTACCCCCACTTTATCCTAAAGTGTATTGGGAGGATAACTTACTAAGAATTACTTAGTCAAGATATATATTGTATTTTATCTATTTATCTCTTTCTCTTGTGACAAAAATGAAAAAAATAAAATAATCGTCAAACCCGCATTCTTATCATGTTTTCTTGCGTCATGCATTTATGACAATAATAAGACAATAATAGCTTAGTCATTATCTGGCTTAATTAATTCTATGTAAGTCTCATCATCTGGAAGATCAACGTACTGATCTAACACCTCATCAAGCATAACCATCATCTTCTCGTCATCACCTACAATCTTTTGCAGATTCCATACGCAATAACTTAAAGATGTTAGGACAACATTTAATTTATCCTCACCTCTGATAGTTAAGTTGTTAAACACGCTTTCTAACTTAGACACCACTTCTGAAAGAGTAGGTTTAGTCATTTTGCTTTGAATTGGCACTACTTTTAATGTCATAAATAAACTATAACCTATTTAGAAGGCATTTCTCCAATCAAGTGTTCTTTTTTTATTTCGTTCTCTAAATGTCGCATTAGTATATCAATTAGCTCTAGTTTCTCGGGCCTTGGTAAGCTTTGAAATTGACTAACGATTGTTTGTATTAACTCTGTACTACTCATAATGATCTCCTTAAATTGGTGCAGGGGATTCTCCGCCAAGCTCCCCTGGTGCTTATGCAGACTATCCAGCGTAATTGCTGAATGACGCAGATTAGATTATTTGAATATTACTTACAAACTCTTCATCATGAAACATACGGACCTCTTCCGCAGGATTGTATGAATCGAATGTTAGGTTTTCTCTGTGGTATTTTTTGTATGCTTCTACAAGATCAGTTGTCTTCTTATCCGCCAGATCGTTTTCAGCCTGGTCATAAGATAATCTCATTAACATGTACATATCGCTTGTTCTTCCCATTTGTAACTCCTATAGTTTCTGTATGTAGACATTATATACTTATTAGTCCATAATACAATCTACATTAACTTTTAGGAAAAAGATATGAATACAAAAGAACAGATAGATGCAATCTTAAATGCATCAAACGAACGGGAGATTACTAAAGATCGCCTCAATTACACCTTGTTTGAACTCAAAGCAAACATCTCAGATCTAAATGATTTAGTTAATAAGCTTACGGATGCTGTTAATAGAATGAAGGAGGCGTCATGAGTAATAGTAGTCAAAAAATAAACAAAAATTTTGATGTATGGAATTTATCGGATCTTATAGAGATTTCTGGAATGTATGTTTGTCAAACAAGCAAAGACTTAATTTCTTTAGGTTATTCAGATAGACCATATAATAGTTGCAAAATAGATATTTGGTTTTTAGCTAAAAAGAAACCAGAAATTGTTATTGGGTTTAGCGACCATTTAGATGCGCCAGACAAGAAAACAGGATATGCGCTTCAAGGTTGGGCCGCAGATCATGATTGTGATTTTTCTATTAGGGAATACAAAGACGAGCAGGAGGCATCATGAATAAGCTACCAGAAATCTTAGAGAACGAAGAGCATATGGTCCTTGGGGATGCAATCTACTTCCCAGATATGGAACATAACTTCTATCATGAAGTGCCAGGGATCTCATCATCCAACATTAGACGGTTTGGTCAGAGTCAGCTTCATGCATTTGAAGAAGAGCATGAGACTACACCAGCTATGAAGTTTGGAACTGCTGCTCACTCGCTTATTGTTGAGGGAGAAGAGGCCTTTGTGAATGATGTGGTGTGCTTAACTGGATCTCCATACACTAATGCTAACAAAGAGTTAAAGAAAGAGTATGAGGATAGAGGACTAACCGTTATTACTGCTAAAGACAAAGACACTCTTTACGGCATGAAAGAAGCTTTGATACCAGAAGGAATTAAACATCTATCAGCAAATAAGGAAGAATACCCTAGCGTGTTTAATTCACCATTTGAAAGAGCAATCTTTTGGTGGGAGCAAGATCTACTGCTAAAGGTCAAGTCAGATGTTCTAAGATATCCTGTCAGCATGCCTCATGAGTCTAACTCTATTATCCTTGTTGACTACAAGACTACCGCTGATTGTTCTGTAAAAGGCTTTACATCATCTATTAGAAAGTACCAGTACGATCTACAAGCAGCCTGGTATAAACGAGGGTTTGAAAAGGCTGGCTTTAATGTTGTTGACTTTATCTTTGTTGCGCAAGAAAAGAAAAAACCGTATGCAAGTAAGATCTTTAGAATGAGTCATACCGATATGGACTCTGGCTGGCAGAGAATGGAAAGCCTGCTAACCGAATACAACGCTGTATTAAACGGTAAGGAAGCAACCATATACAACTCACCAAGTATTGTTGATGTAGATCTAACAACGGGTTGGGACAAATGAATAAAGCTAAATTAGTAAACTTTGCAGAGCAAGTATTGACTGATGTTGATAACAACTTAATTAAACATAATAGAGGATATTTAGAAAATTGTTTGTGTGAGGAGTTATCAATAGTATTTACTAGAGCTAGGAAACATCTTACATACAATATGGATGGTGAAAATGATAAATATAAAAAA